ACAGGAAACAGGATTTGTCGACTTTATCTGTTATGACGCTTTTCGTTTATTCTTTAATTCAAACGTAACAACAGTCACAGGTGCTACTGCTGGACAAGATACAGGCACACGCATTGGCAAGATTCTTGACATGGTTACATGGCCTAACTCTCAGCGTTCTATTCAGACAGGCAATACAACGTGTCAGGTTGACCCAGGCGGAACTCGTTCAGTTCTTCAGGCAGTTCAAACAGTTGAGTTCACGGAACAAGGGGCTTTTTATATTGACAAAGCAGGCAACGCAGTATTTAAGAATCGTCAATATGTCGTAGATGCTCAATCAGCAACTCCAGTTGCCTTTTCTAACGCCACTGGTTCAACAGATATTAACTATGCTGGTATTCAATTTGCCTTTGACGATAAGACTATTGTGAACTCAGCAACCGTTACACGCGTAGGCGGCACAGCGCAAACCTATTCAGATGCCACATCTGTTGCACAATACTTTACACACGCTATTACCGCTCCAGATATGCTTATGCAAACTGACGCTAATGCTTTGGCCCTGGCAACCGCTTATGTGACTACACGCAAAGAAACAACAATCCGCATTGATTCAATTACCCTTGACTTAGTGACTCTTGGTTACGGCCCTGGTATTACAGCAGCACTTGACTTAGACTATTTTGACACCATGCAAATCACCAATGATGGCCAAGGCGGTTCAACCATTGTCAAGACTCTGCAATGTCAGGGAGTAGCCCACGACATCACCCCAAACACATGGGTAACAGTTTTGACCACGCAGGAGGCTTTACTCGATGTTATGTACTAGAATTGACCCTATGAAAGAGGTGTGCTAATGGCAACAGGCTGGCCAATGAAAACGACGTATGCGAATGGAGATGTCTATTCAGCATCGGATGTCAATGATATTACTGGCACGATTAACTTGCTTCAGACAAGCACATTGTCTAGCCAGGCAGGCAAGAACCGCGTAATCAATGGTGGCATGGATATATGGCAACGCGGTACATCTATTTCAGCGGCTGCATCGACAACACCATATACAGCCGATAGATGGCAGATTAAAACTAATGCAAATCAGGCTTGCACAATTAGCAGACAAGCAACAGGCGACACAACCAATTTGCCTAACATTCAATACTGCATGCGTTATCAGCGCAACTCAGGGCAAACTGGTACGGGAACGATGTACCTTGCCAATCAATTTGAAAGTATTGAGTCTATTCCTTTTGCAGGAAAAGCAGTAACTTATTCTTTTTATGCTCGCAAAGGCTCTAACTATTCTCCAACTTCTAGCATTTTAGGAGTTACGCTATATGGTGGCACGGGAACAGACCAAAACATTGTAACTGGTGCTTATACTGGCGGTACATCTATTTCAAGCAATAACGCAACACTCACAACTACATGGCAACGATTTACTTACACAGCCACAGTAGGTGCAACAATAACCGAATTGTCTTTATTCTTTTCGATTGACATGACTGGCACTGCTGGCACAAATGATTATTTTGAGGTTACTGGCGTTCAAATTGAACTCGGTTCTTACGCCACAACCTTTAGCCGTGCAGGTGGAAGTATTCAAGGTGAATTGGCTGCTTGCCAAAGGTATTACTATCGACAATCAGCAGTAGAGTCATTTTCAGACTTTGGGCTTGGCTTTGCAATAAGCACAACTTCGGCAAGAATTGAAGTATCAATGCCAGTAACTATGAGAATTGCTGCAACGAGTTTAGAATACTCAACTCTAATTTTGTATGATGGTTCTGGAACAAATGTTGCAGTTACCAGCGCGGCATTAGGTGAAGTCAATTTACAAAGATTGAGATTAACCATTGGTGTTGCATCAGGATTGACTCAATATCGTCCATACTCTTTATTGGCAAATAACAGCACATCAGCCTATGTCGGCTTTAGCGCGGAGTTGTAAAATGAATAATGTTACTTTTGTAAAGTTTTTAGCAGCAGATGGTTCAGAAGTTGAACACGCGATTATTGACCGAGGCAATGGGGAATATACCTCAATGCTTAAATCAACCTATGATGAAATGATTGCTCGTAATGAAGCCAATCCTTTGTAAAGCAGGGCAACAACTTCGTGAGCAGATTGATGATTCATTCCCTGACCGCGATAGAAAGTCCGATGGTTGGATAGGCGATGCCGCACACTCCAATCGTAAGAGTGACCACAATCCCGATAAGGCTAACGGAATCGTCAGGGCTATTGATGTGGATAAGGACCTCGACTCACGCCCCAGCACAGGTGCTTATCTTGCCGACCAAATACGCCTATGCGCCAAGAAGGACCGCAGAATTTCCTACATCATTTACTCAGGAAAAATTGCATCACGCAGAACATTTTTCCGTTGGGTCAAATATAAGGGAATCAATTCTCATCACGCTCATATCCATATTAGTTTTACTAAAGAAGGTGACCAGAATGGTCGCTGGTTCGATATCCCGATGCTAGGAGCAACACAATGAACATGAAGAACCCTCTCGTACTAACTGCTGGTGCGTTCCTTTCTGCTTGGGCTGCAAGCAATTTTGACGTTGATTACCGTGCAATTCTATGGGCCGTGCTAGCAGGCGTATTTGGATATGCCACACCTAAAAAGTAATGTCAGCCCAGGATTGGGCGGCTGTTGTCGCTGTTGCGCTGACCGTTATTGGTTCATTTTTTGGTGCTGTCAAATGGTTAGTAAAGCATTACCTAAACGAGTTAAAGCCAAATTCAGGAAGTAGCATGCGCGACCAAATTACTGCACTAGAAGCGCGTGTTGAAACGATTATTCGTATCCTAGAGAGGTAACAATTATCTCATGGCAAGGAAAGCAACTAAGAAGTTAACCGACGAAGGTTATTCAAAACTAGACGCGTGGGCTATTGGTGTGCATGAAATGTATCGTGCATTACGACGTGCAGGCTTCACAGTTGATTTGGCACTTGGCATCGTTACAGAAAAGAGCGCTTATCCTGACTGGATATTGCCTACTCCAATCAATCCAAACATTCCTGAACCTGACTGGTACGACGATGAGGATGAATGAAACGCACATTGGTTTGGCCCGACCTTCAGTGCCCCTACGAGGATGCACATGTTGTACGAAACTTTGAATTATTTGCAAAAGCGTTTAAGCACGATTCTGTCGTTACTATCGGAGATGAGATTGACCTCCCTCAAATAAGTCGTTGGACTGAAAACACTCCAGGCTGGTATGAACAGACACTAGCCTCTGACCGTGACCACACAGTTGACGTGTTATGGCGATTGACTCAGTACGCCAAGGAAGCACATTGCATTAGGTCCAATCATACGGACCGTTTGTACAACGTCATCATGAAAAAGATTCCTGCCTTTCTATCCTTGCCAGAACTGAAGTTTGAGAAGTTTATGAAACTCGATGAACTAGGTATTCAATTCCACAAAGAAGCCTTTCCTATTGCTCGCGGCTGGATTGCCGTGCATGGTGACCTTGGTGGCCTTAATCCTAACCCTGGCATGAGCGCATTGAACCAGGCCAAGAAGGCAGGCGTATCAACCATTATGGGTCATACTCATCGTGCTGGTAGGAGTGCCGTTTCTGAGGCCTACAATGGCTCTGTGAGGCGCGTACTGCATGGAGTTGAAGTGGGACATGCAATGAATGTAAAAGCCGCCAAATACGTTTCTATGCCGAATTGGCAGCAAGCCTTTGCCATCGTCACAGAAGTAGGAAAAAATGTCCAGGTTGACCTGATTTATGTGGAAAAGGATGGCACGTTTCTAGTGCATGGTAAGCGTTATGGGCGGCCTCGCTAGCGACATTTTCCCTGTACGAAGGGATATTGACGTTCAAATGGACGATGCAGAATTGTTACCATTTCGTTATCAAAATAGGCTTGACTCTAGATAATCCTGTGCAACACTAATGCCATAACCAATCGAACGAATTGGGAAAAGGGGCAAAAGATGGGCGCAATGAAAGCAGTTTATATGGACATGGCAGAGGACTTCGAAAACCTTAACGAAACCTCGATGCAGTTCAAGGGTAACAACTGGGAAGCACAGGACGGACGCTTTGAAGGTCCAGTCAATTACGAACTCGATTACATCTACTGGTTTGATAACTATGCAACCCTCATGGCAGCACGCACAATCCTCCAAGATTTTGGCAACAGTTATGAAGTCATTTTTGATGATGCCTTAGGCCAATGGTGCTTAATCACTGACTATCAATCAATGTGCTGGAGCAACTAATGTCACCATTTCTTTGTTTTGTATTTGGTGTGATTTTTACAGCCATCGGTTATTACATGGGCGTCACAATTGGACGCGAACAAGGCCACCGTGACGGCTACTTACGAGGGCGTGCGGTTTCACGTCAAGAATTTTGGAGGGAATAATTGAAAGCAACAAAGGCGCTAATTGATGCAATCGACATTATGCAGAATCGTGGTGCAATCTACGGTCATCCAAAAATCAATCAAGGTCGGATATCTGCAAGGTTATCCAATCTATTCGATTTCCCAATCACAGACGCACAGGCTTGTCTTGCAATGGTCGAAGTCAAACTTAGCCGAATCCAAGAAACACCAAGCCATGTTGATTCATACGTAGATGCAATTGCCTATCTGGCAATAGCGCTCGAACTAGCAACAGAACAGGATGAACTATATGTTTGATTTGTCTAATTACGAGGATATCAATTCGCGTATCCGTCGTTTTCAGGTCGCTTATCCAGTCGGAAGGATTGTTACAGATGTCATTCAATTTAATGCTGAGAAGGGTCATGTCCTTATATCGGCCCAGATTTACCGCGAGCATGAAGATACGCTTCCTGCTGCTGTCGATTACGCTTTTGGAGATGCAAGTACGTTTAATGCTTCGATGCGTAAGTTTTACGTTGAAGATACTGTCACGTCAGCGATTGGCAGAGCACTCTCTCTTATCCTCGAAACAAAACACAAACCAACAGTTCAAGACATGGCGAGAGTCGAACTCTCAAAACCTAAATCCAAAGAATATATCCCTGTCATGAATGAAGAGGACCCTTGGACAATAAAAACCGTTGCACCACCTGCAACGTCCGCTGAAGCGGTTGCAACCGTGAAGGAAATTATAGGCGGTACAACTGACAAGGACATCCCGCTATGTAATTGCGGCAAGCAAAGAATCTTACGCACTGGCACAGGCAAGAATGGCAAGCAATGGGCTGCGTGGGATTGTTGTTACAAATCTGGTATTTACCAGGTTGGTCAGACAAAGCCATGTGACCCAGAGCGCATTTGGCTAGAACTAAATGCAAACGGACAATGGCAGCCACAAAAGGTTAGAGGATGACTAGCCTTTCCTCTTTTGACTTAGACTTTCGTTATGGCTACGCAGGTGAGCAATTAGTTGAGGAATTGCTTACCAATGGCAAAACGGTTGAAGTTAAACGTGACCGTCGATGGCATGAAACTGGCAACTTATACATAGAGGTTGAGTGTTGGTACAACAGCACACAAAGTTGGCAGGCTTCAGGCATTGCAGTCACAGAAGCGGATTACTGGGCTTTTGTCTTGGAAGAAAGCGTTTTAATGATTCCAACAATAAATGTGATTCAGGCCATAAACCAACATGGTCGTGAAATCAATTGTGAGATTCCTCCAAATAAGAGCAGAGGTTTTCTCATTACAGTAAATGACCTACTAGCAGTTATGGGAAAATAATGGGTGAAATGGTAGTATTTGATAATGGCACAGCCACCATCCTGGGCGGAGAGTTCGAAGAACCGCAGGATATTGTTATCTATTGCGATTTATGCAATGAACCTGTGGCTATTACTCCAGAGGCTAATGACCAGGTATTTGTTACCTGTTTAAAATGTCATGCAGTCAACCATATTGCATTGACAGTAACAAGAGAGCCTGAAGAAGAATGAAATTATATTGCATACTGATTGGACATCACATCATCAAGTTTAATTATGGTGGTAGGCCAATGATTAAAAGCAGATGTTCCTATTGTTTAAACAAAGCATATGCCCTCACAACACCGTAAGCATCGTGGCTACGCCACTGAGCGTTTGGTAGCATCATATTTGCAGCAATGGTGGCCAAGCGCTAGCGTAGGAAGAGGTCAAGGCAAAGATTGCCTTAATGTTCCGTTCGACATTGAGGTAAAGGCGCGTAACTCACTTGACATCAAAGGGACACTTCGCCAAATCAAGGCACGCACGTCTAAATCGGGGGAATTAGGATTTGCGTGTTTTAGACTCAATGGGCAAGGGGAAGCATCAGTCGAGGAGTTCGTCTGTATGTTGACATTGGGTGATTTGGTGGAGTTATTACGCAAAGCAGATTATGACCGAATACCTCCAGACATAGATTGGGAAGCAGCGTCAGAACGTTGTAACCAATGTGGTTCATGGAAGATTAAGAACTGGAGATGTAAAACCTGTGAGAAAGAAGCGACTAATGCCAATGTATGAATATCGATGCCCTATTTGCAATACACAGATGGAACTCGAATTATCAATGGACCATGACTTAGTGCGTTGTACTGATTGTGGCGCACAGGCTAATCGCATCTATTCAGTACCTGGCTTGGTATTCAAAGGAAAGGGATTTTACTCAACAGATAAGTGATACAAATCACATATTCAATATGTCCGTATTTGTCCTAATTTAGTATGAAATGAGGTCTTGACATGACCAGTACACTCAGAAGGCTAGAGCAGCCCAACTGCTCAGAGCGAACCGTGAAGCGGTTAGTTCGCTCGGTAGCAATCGTGTTAGGGACGGCTCTATGCTTCCTCTTTGTATCAGCAGCAACTGCGACAAACCCGCCAACAAAACGCATAACATCTAAAGAATATGCAAAGGGTCAATTAACAGTTAAGCATTACAAATGTTTAGCAACTTTGTATGGTAAAGAATCTGCTTGGAGATGGAAAGCAGTAGGTAACATAGGTGGTACACACCAGGTATATGGGATACCCCAAGGTAAGAGCGAGTGGTTAAGAACTGCTAACCCTCTACAACAAATAGATTGGGGATTACGTTATATCGGTAATCGTTATGGATATGTGCGTACAATAGAGGGCATGCAGCCTGATACATGTAAGGCTCTCAAACATTGGAAGCGTAAGGGATGGCACTAAGAGGTGATGACCTAAGCACTGGTCATTGGAAGAAACAAAGGTTGCGTGTGTTAGCACGTGATGGCTACACCTGTGCATATTGTGGTGAGGTAGCAACAGAGGTTGACCATGTAATACCACGCAAGGTTGGTGGTGGTCATGAGATGGATAACTTAGTAGCCTCATGTAGAGCATGTAACATACGCAAGGGCGCACGCTCAGAAGGGCTTTTTTTATTGAAGGGTTCTACCCCCCCTGTTTTTCCAGAACGTCCCTCCCCGACACGGTCCAAACCGCTTCGAACCAGTCCGTTTCAATCGGAAAATAAACCAGAGTGATGACAGAACAAACCA